ATTAAGGTGGGATAAGGTTAACAAAAACTTTGTTTTAAGAATATTATCTAATTTATTTGTAGTTTCACCAATATCATTTTTGATATTTTCGTATTATTTTCCATTAGATGAAAAATATGATTGGGATCCTATTATTATAATTCTTATAAAATTTATTATTGCTGCTAATATTGTTGATCTTATATTTTATACTTTTCATTATATTTGTCATAAAATTAACTATATTTATAAAAAAATTCACGCATTGCATCATGCATGGATTAATCCAATGGCAATTTCAACAATTGATTCTCATCCAATTGAACATATTTTTGTAAATACATTACCTCTAATGGTTTCAATATATGTTACTAATATGAGTATACCTGTTGCATCATTATGGTCATCAATTGTAGTTTCGTTTGCAATTACAGCACATTCAGGATATAAAATATTAAATGTAGATCATGATAATCATCATTTATATTTGAATTATGAATATGGCGTAGGATTTAAATTATGTGATGCAATATTTAAAACAGGATATAAAAAGTATGTATAATTAAAAAATAATATATTTATTTAAGAAAAAACAAGTTTTAAAATTATTGTTATGGGAAAAATTACAGATGACGAACTGAAAAGAATAGATTTAATTAAACAAGACAGCTTAGAAATTGCATCTATTCTTGGAGAACTGACTTATCAAAAGATCAATCTTGAAAATCAAATAGACGAACAAAGAAAGAGGGTATTAGAAGTAAAAACAAGAGATAAATCTTTTCGCAGAACTCAGACAAAAATACGGAAACGTCGTCATAAATATCGAAACTGGAGAATTCAATCAATAATTTGAGCAAAGTGGCGATATTTATTATCAGATCCAAAACTATAAATTAATATAAAAACATGGCTGAAACATTAATATCACCCGGCGTTTTTTTGAAAGAAAACGACATGACTCAATTAACCCAAGGTCCAGTAGTTGCAGGAGCAGCGTTATTAGGTCCAACGGTTACAGGTCCAGTAAATATACCTACACAAATAACTTCGTATTCGCAATATAAAGCGATATTCGGAGCAGCATTCGTTTCAGGAGGTACATCTCAAGAGTATTTGACTAGCATGGCTGCGCTTAACTATTTTGAGCAAGGAGGAGATTCTTTATTAGTAACCAGAGTTGTTTCAGGAACATACACACCAGCAACTGCTTCTATTTCAGCTGTGGGCGGAGCGCCAAGCGCTTTTGATATTGAGACTTTATCTTATGGTAATGTCATGAATAACGCCGGTCAAACTGGATCTAATGGATTATTATCTACAGGATCTTCATCGAATATTCGTTGGGAAATAATTAGTTCAGACTCAGGATCTGTATTGTTCAGTCTTATTATAAGAAGAGGGGACGATTACGAAAATAGCAAAACAGTTCTTGAATCTTGGACAAATATGTCTTTAGATCCGAATCAACCGAATTATGTATCCTATATAATAGGTGATCAAACTCAAACTGTGACAACAGACGAATTCGGAAATTCTTATTTGCAATATTCAGGATCCTATTCAAATAAATCAAAGTATATTAGAATCAAATCTGTTAACAGACCAACTCCTAACTATTTCGATATGTCTGGAACAGTAAATTCGGCGTATACTGCATCTTTACCAGCTCTAGGATCTGGATCTACAAATGGACAATTTGGAGGTGCTTCAGGCCCAATTTGGGGATGCTATGGATCAGCAGCATTGAATTTATATGAATCAGTGCCAAATACGACTTCCACATCCGCAACAACAACTACTAATATTCAAGGAGTATTCCCTACGAGTTATACTACGGCCATTAGCTTATTATCTAATCAAGATGCTTACGATTTTAGTGTAATTTATGCGCCTGGGTTAACAATGGTAAATGCTAGCTCAACTATCAACAGTATTGTAAGCTTAGCTCAAACTAGAGGGGACTCTATCGCAGTAGTTGATACCGTTGGATACGGTCAAAGCATGACTGCAGCAAAAACACAAGCTCAATCATACGATAATTCATATGCGGCAACATATTGGCCATGGGTTCAACTTAGAAGTCGTGAAACCGGTAAATTAAATTTCGTACCGCCTTCTACGTTAATTCCAGCTATATACGAA